AGAGTCCCCAGAGGGTCTGCGGGCCAGCAACACTCGGCGGGCCGTAGAGGTAGCCGCCAGGGTTGACGTTACCCGTCACCGCCGACTCACGCGCCAGACGGATGGCTGCCCAGTCGAGCGGATTGAGCACCACGCCGTTCGGCCGGGCAAGCCCGGTCACCTGGACGATGAGCATGGCAGCGAACGCGGCGTCTACCGCCGTCGCCTGCCCGCCGTACGTGGAACCTGCCGACAGGCCCACCGTGGAGAGCCCGGAGGCCAGGATGCCACCCAGGTTCGGCGGTGTGCCGTTGCCCGAGAGAATCTGGTCTTCAAGCTCCTGGTTGAGCCCGTACATCAGACGGTTGTCGATGATGCCCCGGACCTGGGGCGCGTCGGCGAGCATCTGATTCGTGACGGGAATCCAGTGCGCGATGGTCTGCACTGGACTGGTTGCTAGCTCGAAGTTCAGGACGGACTCGGCCTTGAGGCCAGTGGTGCCCGTTGTCGCGGTCGCCTCCGCCACGGTCGCGGCGTTGTTGGTGAACGTCTTTTCCTTCGCGTACTCGATCAGGTTGGACGTCGTCTGCGCAGTCGGGATCAGGTCCAGCAGCGTCAGCTCGCGCTGCAAGATTTCCTGGAACCCCGGCTGCCGATCGTTGACGATCAGGTTCCCGCCCTGACCCGAGGCCGAGTAGACCAGCGCCTTGTGCGCCAGGTAGGCCAGCAAGGAGCCTTTCAGGGCCACGTCAAAGCGATGCTTGACCGCTGAATGGACCTCGCCGCTCGCCACGATCCGCTTGTAGTGCTCGTCGTTGACGAACTGCTGGCCGAACATTTCCAGCGCCTTGGGCGAGTCGGGCTCACCGTTCGGCTGCTCGTGCTGCTGTCCAGGTCGCGACAGTATCTCCAGGCGGGTCTGGTTGTGCTGCTGCCGCTGCTGCGCGGTCTGCTTCGCGCCGATGTAGCCCGAGAGCTGATCGGTCTCGTCTGCGAGGCTCTTGTACTGCGCGAAGTCCTCGGCGCTGTCTTGGGGGGTTAGCCCGGTGGGGTACTTCTTGTCGAACTCGGCCATCTGCTGATACCGGGACTTCTCCTCGGTCAGCAGTTCGGGCATCGACATGCCGCTGAGCTGTTCTACGGTCAACATGCGGGTCGCTCCAGGACTGCCGCCATACGGCGGCGTTGCTCCGGGCTGAGGCGGATGCGCTCAGGCGGAGGCGGCGGCACGAGCAGCGCGTCGACCTCATCGGCTGTATCTCGGAGCGACCCGCTCATCACGGCCAGGAGTTCTTTACGCGCCTCAGAGAGAGATTTACCGTCCGTAGCGCGGATGTCTGACCCAGACTTCACGCGCGCAAGCCATTCGTTGATCGTCGTCTGGACAATCACCGAGTGCTCGCTGAATGGACGGCCTACAGACTTGACGTCGGTAATGACCGCGTTCCGGTTCGCCGGGATGGCGACGCAGGAGACCTCAAAGAGATCGACTTTCCGAAGCAGACGGACCCCGTCCTCTCGGTAGTCGGCCTCTAGGGTGAAGTAGCCGATGCTGAGCGAGTCCAGCACGCCGGCCTTACACAGCTTGTAGGCGTCGGTGCCGGCCCCGGTGTCCACGATCGACCAGCGGCCGAACAGGCCCTCGTCAGTCTCTTCGATGCTGATCTGCTTGCCGATCGGCTCCATGTGCTCGAAGAGAAGCTTGGTGGGCCGCTTGGCAATGCTCTCGGAGAAGGCGCCACGGACGACCACGTCGCCGTAGCTGTCGGGCTCGCCGCCCCAGGTCGACGCCAGCCCGGCGACTTCCCAGCCGCCCGACTCGACGCTGACGACTTCCTTGACCTCGAACGGGATGCTCTTGTATTCGAGCGGCATGCAAACAGCCCCTTTCCCGCTGCGTCATGCGCGCGTGGTAAAGGGGCTGTAGCGCCCGTCTATTCGACTGCTACTACTCTACGCTATGTCTTAGGGTCGTGCAACCGGTGCTGTTGATACCGTTTGCAGCGATTGTCCGGACAGACGATCTCGATTCGTCCGTTCTTCGGCTCGGCGCGCAGCAGCAGCCGTCGGCAGTTCTTGCACCTGACCTCGACCATCTTCGAGGCCGGTGCCGGCTCACGCCACGACGAGGCCACGGTCAGGGGCTCACAGAAATGCAGGCTTCATCCCAGATGAAGCCGCACCGCTCACAGCGGCGACTGATCCATTCATCGGCCGGAGCCGTGCGACCAATCGGCGTCAACCTTTTGCTGTGCCACTGGCAATTGACCTTATCGTGGCGGCACTTCGGACAGGTCGCCTCCGGGTTGAACGGCGGCAGTTTCGCGGTCATACCGTCACCAGCCTTCCGCGCGTCCGCGCGCTCTCCGCGATCTGGCTCCAAGCATCGGGCCACTTGTGTAGGTTGCCGGCCAGGCTGTGATGCTTCTCGACCGTCTTGAGTAGCCGCGTCGCCATCATCCGCCGGAGCGCGTTCGACTCGACGAGCTGCACGAGCGCGTCCTCCCATTCGCCGACGCTGTCCGCGATGAAGCCACTGTAGCCATGATCGACAAGGCCCGCGTACAACGTAGGACTAGCGACCACGGCAGCCCCGGCCGCCGCGTACTCCATTGCTTTGATAGGGCTCTTCGGACGATTGAAGGGCGTATCGGCGACGGCGCAGCAGCCGATGTCGATTTGTCGGATCCCATAGGGGTAGTCCTCCAACCGCATCCACGGCAGGATAGCCAGCCGGTCGCGGTCGACGTTCTCCAGGATGACGGGCGGCACATGCCCCTGCACGACGAAGCGGACGGCCGGGTAGCGCCGGGCGATCCGCCCCCAGGCTTCCGCCATCATCTCGACGTCGCGGTCATGTCTGCGCCCGCCGGCCCAGCCAATCGTCAGGCCCGGAATCTGGCGACTGGTGGCCTTCACAACGCCCCTGAACCAGACAAGGTCTATCGCGTTGGGGACCACGATGACGGGCTTCGTGGTGAAGCTGCGGACGATGGTAGCTAACCGCTGGGTGCTGACCGTCACGCCGTCACACTGCTGCATGGCCCAGATCCGCTCGAAGCGGGACGCCTCCAGTTGCTCGTAGGTGCGCCCCTCCATCCAGCCGAGTTCGACCCGGCGTTGGGTCTCGGCAGCCGTGAAGATGTCGTCGTCGGCATCGTAGATGCAGACCTTGCCGTCCTGGCGGTTCTTCTGGAACCACGCCTCGGCGACCCGGCGGTACTCGGGCGGCCACTCCATCCGTGGGATCAGGTACGCCTCGGCGGCGCGCGCGACCAGGCCCAGCAGGTCGGCATCCTTGAAGTCCCAGCCGGCCGGGTAGCCCTGCTTCTCCAGCGCCGTGATCGGACCCAAAACTCTCCACAAATCTGGACCCGTTTGTTGACGGCCGACGAGCGCGAGGATGCTTGGCCCGGTCAGGCGGTCAGGCACGACTTGCCATCCTCTCTCTCAGGCCGCCCAGCAGGCCGAGGCGGTACGTGAAGGGGCAGAACCGCACGATGTCGTAGCGGTGCAACCGGCGAGCGACCGGGAGCAGGCATCGTCGCCTCCTACTTATGAGCACAATGAGTGACCAGCACCTCGGGGACGAACACCCATCGTGCATGAGCTTTCATCGCCCGGCTGACCGCGTCCCAATCGGTCGCGTTCCCGATCTGCACCCGGAACAGCATCCCCTTGTCCAGCATCTCGCGCTTGTAAAGAAACTGTGTGATCTGCCCAGCCTGCGGCGGGTTGGTCCCGATCACATACGGCGGGTTGTTCCAGGCAAACGTGATCTCGGCCTGCGAGTAGGCGAAGTCCACGTCATACGCTTCGAGCGCGTCTACGAGCTTTGTGATCGCATCGGGGTCGAGGAAGCGCTCGTCATCCGACATGGTGATCTGGTACTCACCGCGCGCGAGCAACTGCGCGACCATGAACGGCGCCGCGCTGATGGAATCCGTGAGCAGGCCGGACGACCAGAAACCAAGCTCTTGAAAGATGATCGGGACGTCGCTTGTTGGCCCCTTCATCGCGCTGAGGTCATGGTCCGGGCCGTCAGCAACGATCACATGCTCCAGAGGCCGGTAGGTCTGGGCGCGCACATTCTCGATAGCGCCGAGTAGCAGCTCGTGGCGCTGGTAGGTGCCGGTGACGACTGACACGAGCTTACGATCAGTCATCGGAGCCACCGTCGGACCAGTGCGCGCACCGTGTCGTCCCATAGCCCGAAAACCAGCGCCCCTCCGACGCAGAGCCAGAACTCAAGGTCACTCACGGCTTCCCTCCCGGCGGATCAAGAGGCGCTGGACACAATAACCAGCGGTCGCCCCTGGCCCATCCTATCCACAGCTCCGGGAATGCCTCGTTGTACGGCTGCCAGGTCACCTGATAGCCCAGCAGGTTGTCCAAGAACGCGATTGCGTTGACCCGGCTCGTGAAGACGTCGGCACGCCTGACCCAGAGGTGGATACTGCGGTCATCGTCTGACCACGGCGCGAACGGCTCCGGCCTATAAAGACACCAGACCTGTCCGTGTCCGTCTGGGGTGCGTTCCTCTAGTAACACTTGGCTATGACCTCGTCGCGCCACTCGACCAGCCCATCCCAGAGGTTGACGGTCTGCTCCAGGTGCTCGTAGTCGTCAATCCAGCGGCCGAGCTTGGCCGGCACGTTCGGGGCGATGAGGTTCTGGCCGGTGACCCGACCTCGGCGGATCAGCCCACGCTGGCCCCAGAGCAGGAGCGGGTCGCCGCATGGACGGCTGACGCTCGGGTGCATCAGCGCGCGGAACAGCAAGGGCCGGCCT